ACACGTCTAGATGGTCTGCAAGCTGGGTAGCCTTTACGCTTCTCACCTTTCTGTCTGCCACAGGGCTTACCAGTTTTGGTATCAACCCACTTCTCTTGAAACCATCTACGTAAGCTCATCTTCTTTTCTTCTTACTGTAGCCGGGTGCGGTTCTTTTTACACCGCCTGATTTGACCTGACCCTTACATACCTTTACAGCATAAGCGTTTGCGTATGCAGAGGGGTAGACCTTAAATTTTCTTTTGGCAGCTGCTTTACCACGTGGACATAACTTACCCATTAGCGTTTCTTACCTCCATGCTTGCAGCCACACTTTGATCCTTTCTTGTGTGCCATTATACTACGTTGTCGTTGTCTATATCGAAGACACGTATATTTTGTGCCTTCTTCTTAGTTGTACCTCTAGGGTTCTCACCGGGAAAAAGTTGTATCTCCCGAATCTTACCGGGTATATCAGGGAAGTCTTTAGGGTTGACTTTTTTAGTCCCTTTCTTTTTAATTTTTCTAGGCATTAGCATTTCCATCTGCGTAGGGCAAGTGCCTTTCGTGTGGGCTTGCCATTTGGTTTTTTGAGTGGGCCTTTCATGCCAGACATGCGAGCACAAAATGACCTCTTTCTAGCCCCTCCTCCGGGCTGTGGAGCCTTGAGATTAGAGCCAGTGGCACGATTGTACTTGGCTCTTCCTTTGGCTGTCAGGCCGCCTTTGCGGCTCTTTTCTCCTCTACCGATTGATAGATTTACTCCTTTCTTTCGTGCCATTATACTCCAAATCTTGCTTGTTGAATAAGTATATCTTCACGCTTTTGTCTAATCTGTTCATTAGGAGAAGTCGTGTTGATAATTTTTATAGCACGTTCAAACTCTTTATTAGTTAAAGGGCCTGATCCACTAGGTCTAAGAAACCCAGCTATTTTTAAACCATCACGGTTATTTTTTTGTACTAGGCCGTCAGGTATCAGATCACCATGTTTACGTGGATTGTAGTCACCATCGGGTACTAGCCTACCGCCTTGATTTCTATACGGGTCGCCGTTTCTATCAAGATAAAACCCCTTATCTGTAATACCGTATACATCTCCAATAGGTAGAGGATACGCTCCTTTTGCTACCTTTAAGGATTTACGATTTTTTTGTTCGTTTGCTGCCATTTTTTCTAAGCTTTTTAAAGTCAGCTCCTGTAATCTTATCTCGGGGTGGTGCAACTCTGGCAATCTTCATTTGCTTGGCAGAGTATTTCTTTTTACCAGCTGGCTTAGGCATTACCAAATACCGGGTATGATTTGCCCTGTCCAAGCATAGTTGAGTAGAGCTGCGGCTATGCCTATCATAGCTAGTCTTCCGTTAAGCTCTTCAGCTACATGCCATTTCTGGCCTTCGTGGTTGTGATGTGTCATGTTGTGAAATTGTTTGGGTTTTGAAAGCGGCCTGCTTTCTTTTTATCGTTTAATCTTTTAAGGATGTCTCGAATCTTTTTTTGATTCTTCTTATTTATTGGCTCAGTTTTTGGAAAGTCGTCATCCTTACCGACATACTTATCTCCATAGTAAGGTTGGTCAGCCATTACTTTTTCTTCTTCTTGAGTTTAGCAAGCATCTTTTTCTTTTCTGCTGCTGTCATCTTTTTTGGTCTACCTACTTGCTTTCCGTAGGTTCCTTTTCCCATTGGCATTTTTAGAACTCCAAATCTGATCTGTCTAGTTTTTCGATAACATCTTGCCTGTAGGCAGGGTCGCTATCATACCTTGAGTCATTCATAGCACGGACAAGTTCCGCTTGGCTACGAAAGACATCCCCGTTGTTGGGGGCTGTTTTACCTGTTACCATTCTACCTTCAACTCCATTTGCATTATCGTACTCAGCCTTCAATCCAGACACAGCTAGTCGTATAGCCTGTACACTGCCTGTATTAACCACCTCGTCAAACGCTTGTACTTGGTCTTGTGGTAGATTAGTCTTAGCCCAATTTATTATATTAGCATAAGCTTGTTCGCCGCCTGCTGAGTTTTTAATCTGATTAATCTCAGCTGCACTAATATCAGCTGGTGGTGCAGTTTGCTGTGGCTGTGTAGCTTGCACCTCCATGTAGGCTTTGATAAGATCTTGGCTAGATAAAGAAGCGAACTTAGCAAGAGTCTCTGGTGATAACTTGTTACCATTATCAAAGTACTCTTTGCTTGCATCTGTAATCAGAACAGCACCCTCAGATAGTTCTGTTTTATCCTCGGGCTGCTGCTCCTCTGCACTTGCTTTTTCTGTATCTTCTTTTTTGTTTTCGCCAAGTTTCTTTTGTAACTCTACGTATGCTTTTTCTAACTCTTGAGCACTTTTGTATTTACCAGCTAGTAACTGTTCCTGATCTGCTTGTAACTTCTCACCAACTTCAAGATTCTCTTGCTCTTCTGGTGTGAGATTATCAGGCATAGTCTCAGTCTGTACCTCTGGTTCGTATGAATATGTTTGTGTTTCTGCCATATTATTGTGGTGGTTGTTGTGCTAATCCTTGTATAGCCGCTGCTGCTTGTTCAGCTATCTGTGGGTTCTTTTCTGGATCCATGATTGGTGTACCAGCAAGTTGCCCAGCCTGATCTACAAGTGACTTATTAGCCATGTCAGCTTGTTTCTGTTCTTTCTGCTGTGCTAGCTGCTCTGCTGTACGTACTAAGTTGAGAACATCTATACCCTGTGCAGCTGCTAATCTCTTGATAGCTTCGCTTGGATCTATGTACGTTATCAAAGCTTCTGGCCCTAGAACTTGAGCGACTGTCTGTATAAATCTAGTCAAGGCTTCGTTATCCTGACCTCTACCTAGACTGTTAATACCAGCTACTATCTTAGGTCTTACAATATCCTTTGGTAGTCTTGGTATCTGATTTGTTCTCTGTAATATTAACAGAGTTCTGTTTAGGTAGGGTACTAAGAACTCTACCGTTAGTAAGCTGAACAGTCCGCCAAGGGATTGCTCTAACTCTAGCTGAGTAAGGCGTACCTCTTCAGCTGTAACTCTTTCTGCGTTCCTGATGTTCATAACCAAGAAAGCTTCGAGTATTCTTTTTTCTATGGTTGCTGCCATTTGTGCAGCTGTAGCAAAGTCTGCTGTCTTACCGACTTGCACGACTCCTACGTCTTCTGGTCTACCCTGTATGATAGCTCCGTTACCAGCTTTGGCAAGTGTCCCGGGCTTGGTTGTCGCAGATGGTGAGACAAGAAAGACAACTTTACTTGCCACGCTTGCACCTTCAACTAGAGCTTGAGATAAACCATCGAGACTCCTTAGATCCCCAATGAACTCTTCTACTCTACCACGTCCGTAATCTTCTCCGTCTACTGTATTGAATCGAAGCACTAACCATGGAGAGGCGTTCTTCGGTGCTGTGCTTTGGCTACCCTCGAGAATCATATCATCGACCTCTTGATGCCACTTCCAGTTACCGCTGCTCTCGTCCATCTTAACACAGGTGTATACCTCAGCGTCGTCTTCTGTAGCACCATCTTCGCCATTTGGCTGTTCGTTAGGAGGGGGTGCTATGCCCAAAACCTTACGACTTACTAATTCTTTTGTAATAATTTCTATAACGTTACCGTTACCATCTCTTTCTACCACGTATCGTTGTAGAGGATAGTGTTTCAAACCATCCTTGGCCATAAATATCAAGGCATTGCCCGATACGATCAGGTGTTTCAAGGCTTGGTGTACGACCACACGATCACTTGATGCAGCTATGTAGTCCATAATCAATCTCTCTATCTTTGAGAATGATAGGTCTAACTCACTACGCATCATAGGGTCTAAAGTTTCTCCTAGCTTATCATCCCTTACCTGTAGTTTGAAGAAGGCTGTTTGTGGTGGTAGTATTGCTAGCATAAGTTTTGCTGCAAGTGTTACCACTGCCTTTGCTCCTACTGACTGGTAGGGTTGAAGTAGAGTTCTTTTGCCTTTATAGTTGTCGTCCTGAGTAACTAGATAAGGTAAGGTAAGTTGAGAGCACTCCTCAGCCATGTCCAAGAACTGAGTTCTACCGGACGAGAGTTGGGAGTACCTTACCCTAGCCTTATACATTTAATCCTCCAGACTCGCCACCGCCACCAGTGTTGAGGTCAATCTTTAGAGCATCTGTTCCAACTCGTTTGGATGCTCCTCTGGTGTCTGTGCCTTTTTTCTGTGCAGATCCATACTCTACCCCTGCAACATCATCAGGATCTAGAAGCTCTTTCTTACTTGGAAGTCTAGAAGATGCTACTAGGTCTGGTTGTCTAGGTTGAATAGGTGCTGGTGTAGATATAGGTGTTGGTGGTGCTGATCTAAATATACACATGTTATTCTTCTAAAATAGATTTTATATATTGTACCACTTCCCATTGTCCGGAGCGGTACATAATGGAGGCTATATCCTCCTTGGGGTGGACAGGATACCAAGCGAACTTGGATTCCAAATCCTCTACTAACTTCTCTAGTTTCTCTGAATGAAAACTAAGCGTATTGAGGGAGGTTGGTGTTTGCATGTTCAAAGAACGCTGGCATGCGAGCTGCTTTTGTGTCGGCAAACTGTGGTGCTTTGCCTTCATACATCAGCCGGTCGCTCGCATC